AGTTTATTGGCAAAGTGGAGAACCTCAAATTTACGATGTACAAGACCACGTTCACGAAGGATACAATCATTCAGATGACGATATGATTTTTATGTTCATAGATATCGAGAAGAGAGATGACAACAGTACGCTGCAAGAGATGTAACACAACACTTACATCAAAACATGACTACGACTTTCAAACATGCACCTGTGAAAATAGAACCCATGTAAGGGGAACTATCATTGGTGCTTTTGATCTAAGTTTAGTCGAACAGATTGGTAACCCCAAACCCAAGAGTGATCTTGGCGTTGGTAAAGAAGCACAAAAGAAAAGAACTACTAGATTAAGTGACGTTGACTTTAGATGAACGACGTAATTTCTTATCCTCCTATCATTGATACTTGGTCAGTTCATATGCTGCTCAGGGAGATCAAGATGTTTGATCCTCTCCCTGGCAACATGTGGATTGGCATTCATGATGAGCCAGAGAACACTATTGAGAAATACATTCTAGATTCCTTTGACATGTATTTGTCCAAGGAATATCCTACTGCAGTGGGACTAGAGTGGTGGTTCCACATCTTCAAAGAGGATGATAAGATGTTAGCGTTTCATTCTGATCATGATGAGATGATCAGGAGAGAGACTGGAGAGATGAAGTTCCCTCTTCGCTCTACAGTTACTTACATCAACTCAGAAAATCTTAGTCCGACTATTCTTTTAGATTCCAAATGCAAGGGAGAGCATGAAAAGAATGTGTCTCCCTTCCCACCAACGAAGTGTTATTTCTCTCTTCCAGAAGAAGGTAAGTTTATTACCTTCAATCCTCGTTGTATTCATGGTGTTCTTCCAGAAAGTCAGGGTCGTATTACTCTGATGTATAATGTCTGGGACTATCGTCCTGATGCATTGAATAGAATTGGGCATGGAACTCACATCAGCAACTGTAGATTTACTGTTGAATCTGGTGCAGTTCCTACTCATTGGTTGGGTGACACCTTCAGGATTGAGGTTGACTGTCTCGAACAACGCCTCTCTATGAGAGGACCAAAGGGTGCCAACAATGAAGGCGATACATGGGTTGTGGATCAGTAATACATATGGTATAATATTCACATCGGGGCGTAGCTCAGTTTGGTAGAGCACTCGCTTTGGGAGCGAGAAGTCGTAGGTTCAAATCCTATCGCCCCGATTCCCTATACAAAAACATGTATGGAAATTATTGAAGTCACTGAAGCAGAAGCGGAAGAGCGCCTTGAAGAGATGGTAGACAGTTGTGAAACTGGTCAAGTCTATGCCATTGTCAGACCAGATGGTACTAAGATAATGATGGTTCCAGCAGACCCCTCTCTCATTTCTGATGATTATGCCGATCTCTACCACACCCACAACGACGCCTGCTAAGGTGCAAGTTTTCCTTGAGCGGTTCCCCTATCGGTTTGTCACCGTAGGAATCATTGATCTCAATGGTATGCCTGACTATCGTATCCAGAAGTGGAACGAGTGGTCCAAGCGTTACAATGACATGTATCTCTGCGACAATGGTATGCAGTTCGAGATTGCCATGGAAGATCCCGAGTATGCCAAGTGGTTGGATCCCGATCCTGAGGTCGGTGCTTACCGTCATTACAACTAAATAACTAAAAAGCTTAAGTACATGGACTGGCACCCTCACATTGTTGTGAAAGTAGAGAGTGATTGTTGCACTCCAACATCAACCACTGCTTTGAAAACCTTTCACTTAGGATTTCCAAACAAGAAAGCAACCGTACATTTCATCGGTAGTTCTGTTGTTGCTGAAAGGTACATCAAAGATTGGTGTGCCAAAGGTGGTCACAAGATGATCAAGTATCCATCGACCACTAGACAGTCTCAGGTCCATTACAAACTGATCAAGAACAGTAGAGTTCCCCTGGTCCTTCTTAGGGGAAGTGCTGTATTCTATAATGATCTTTCTGGATATACCACCACCAAGTTGTTTGCTGGATGGACACTGCCAAAGAGATATACTCTGAGAGGTGACACCAACAGAATCAATCTTGGTGGTATTGATAAGACTGTGATGTTTGTTGCAGATCCTATCAAGGTTAACGCAAAGGTAGACGAACTTTCTAAGTATTGGAACGCGAAGGAAGTCAATCCAGAATCTAAGCACGTTAAAAAGTGGGATGCTCAGTGGGCAATCATTGATGGTAAGATCTATCAGCAAGAGTCTGGAGTTCTAAATCTTCTTTATGCATGGGACAAGTCTCTTGCATCCACGTTTAGTTCTACAACTACTGACAAGTACGAGACCGTATTTGGTGGTAATAATTACCCAGATATGATACAATGGATGGAGAAGAACGGCGAAGACACTTCACACGTTATGAAGTATATCAACGCTGCTCTCAACGAGGACTGGGATACTATCAAGGGTGCCAAGAAAACATTCCTTGAGAATCTTAAGGACACTCTCGTCTCGGAATGACGTAAAAAGTGCCCTGGTGGAGTCATCCCTAATATGCTCGTGATGGAGACACGTTAAAAACCCTGGTCGGGATGGGTTTCGACCCCTCGGGTTTCCTTGTTCCTAAAACAAGGTGGTGCGGATGGGATCTCTCTCCCGCCTGGTTTCTTGCTTCCAGACAAAGAGCAAGTGGCGAGCCTGGAACCCTAAATAGAGGAGCCTAGGCTCCTCTATTTTTATGTCTGAAGAAGTAAAAGAACCTCTGAAAGAGGAAGAGAAAAAGAAAGGTCCATTTGCTAAACTAAAGGATGCTGCTACTGATCATGAAGGTCAGTTAGAAGCGATCAGCACAATGGTTAGACTTGGTATTCTTATCTGGTCTGGTGGTATTCTTACCCTCGCATACATTAAGTTGCCTGCTGCCCTTGGAATCCCCGAGCAGAAACTTGATCCTACTTTCATCGCATCCGTCTTCACTGGGGTCTTAGCTACCTTCGGTGTTCAGACTGCGAAGAAGTCTGGTGATGGAACAATGAAGATGGGTGCTGCTGGTGGTGGTATCACTAAGGCAGATCTAGAGAAACTGATTGCTGCTGCAGCACAGACAGCACCTGCTCAGACTATTCGTATTGAACAAGCACCAATTCAAATTGCCACCGCACCTAAGAAGGATGGTGAGCCACCTGTAATGCCAACGGTATAGAACAATGTTACTAATGACACTGTTTATTGTTGGGCACATGGAGATTGGTAATGGTATGTGTCGCACTGATATGATGATGGATAATGATCCAATCACCATGGAGTATCCATGTGAATATTATTCTGAGTTGAAAGATTTAGAAAAAACATTCAGCGAGAAATAAAATGCAAAAAGTAATCAACGCTATTGCTCTTCTCTCTGGTCTTACATCTGCTGCTCTCATTGGTGGCAGTGCATATGTACTGATCAACAAAGATGCAATGATTGAATCTGCTAAGAAAGCAGCAATCGAACAAGTCACCGCATCAGTAACAGAAGCACTCCCTGGTATGATCAGTGGTGCTATGCCAGAGATGCCCAAGATGACAGGTGGTGCTGTCCCAGGTGGTTCGTCCCTTCCTAAGACGACAGGACCCGCTCTCCCATTCTGATCATGTTTACCAAGAAGACTGAAACACCAACGGAAACACCAACAAAGAAAAAATCTCCAATGAAGATTGCTTTGTTGGCATTAGGTGCCATCGTAGGTGTTTCTCATATTGGTCTTTTGGGTTATGTTGTAAACAATGAGAGGCATCCACAAGTTCCTGTCATCAATATTCCCAGGGGTGATTACTCATCCTATAGGATAAAGGCAGGGAGAGATGGTTATGAGATTGAGTATAAAGCAAACGATCCTGCCATCCTACGCTCAGAAAAATCCTTACAATTAGATAAGGATAAGCGTGGATGGTTTGGACCTACCACTGAGAAGCGTAGGGAGTATCGAACAGATGAATATACAATGGAAGGTGTTAGAAACTTAGGAGGTGGCGTTGACGCCGAGGGAAAGTCTGCAAAAGACATAGAGTGCATCGTGGCGGACGCTGGAGCACGGTCACAAGGTGCGATGGCAGGTAGTGCTATTGCTGCTGGTGTTGCTGTCCCTGCCCTTGCTGGAATCCCTTATGTTGGATGGTTAGCAGGTGGTTGGGCGTTGCTTCTAGGACAGAAAGCAGGATCTGAGATTGGATCTGAAGTTGGAAAGGTCTTCAACGACTGTTAATTTGTAGTATAATTAGGTGGCAACATGGCAACTGGTAGAGTGACTAAAATTGATATCCTTGCACGAGTATACAAACTCAAGACAGAGTTGTATGATGGCAAGCAACGTGATAAGAATGGTGAGTGGCACGACGGTGCCCATGAGTATTTGAATAGGGTTATAGATATATTAAATGAATACTCATATTGAATATGACTATATCTAGAAGAAGAAAGTCCAGAGACGCAGAAGGAAAATTCTTTTTATATGTTTTCTTCTTTCATCTTTGGAGCGGCATCGTGAATCTATTCAGTGATGGAGATAAATGATATTGGGACAAGGAACATTCAGATACGTCAACTGAATATCCCTGAGGTTCAAGGAATTTTTAATACTACTTCACAGTCAATACCACCAGCACCTCCTGTGGTGGTAAATATTGGTGTGCCTGTAGTAGACATCCCTGGATGCGTAGAAGCTCATGAGACGAATTCAAAGTCCAAAACAATTGGAGGGGATGACCCTAAGGGATTGGTTACTTACTGCGATAGTGGTATCCCCAGTTATAATCCTATTAATTTTGAACCTGAACAGATAATTCCTACAAGACCTTCGGGGGTAGATACAAGGCAACCTAAAGCTCCCGAAGCACCAGACCTACCGATACCTAAAACTCCCGCTGCTACTGCTAAGGTGGACTGCCCCACACCAGCACAGGCAGCAAAAGAACCTGTTGGTGAATACTTAGAAGGTTTTAGAAAGAAAGTAACTGGATATCAACTGATAGGAAACCAGTGTGTCCAACAAACAGAAAAGGTGCCACTACCAGAGCAAGTGATTGCTGGACTTCCTAGTGCTGGCTCTGTTATGACTACTGGTGGTATTGCTGTAGTAGCAACTGCATCAGCACTCATGGCAAAACCGCTGGCAGACATCCTACTAAAGGTTGTCAAACCAACGGTTAAGAAAGTAATGAAGAAGATTGC